TCAGATACAGAGTGGGTAGATAAAGAAACTATGGAAAAACTGTTGAAAGAAAATCGAGTTGAACCAAATGAATACTTTCTTTCGTGTGATGTTTGTGAAGATTTTCATTCCTACACAGTAACAAAGGAATAGGAGATACAAATGACTCAAAATAACAAAGGAGAATAGTTTGGATAGAAATCAATTTGCAGATAAAGTTCAAAAGTTAATGGCTCATCATACTCAGATAGAGAAAGATTACATTAATCAAATTAAGGAGCAACAAAAACAATTGGACTTTTATGACTCACTATTAGTTATAAAGATATATAAATTAATCAAAAGAATTATGAGGAGATAGCATGAGTCATCCAGTAAATGACAAAGCATATGAAGATATTTATGAATACTTGTATGAGCTTTTTAAAAGAGAACCAACACTAAAAGAAATGCAAGAAGAATTTGAAAAAAGGAGTAGATAGTATGACAGCACCAAAGGATACCCAAGAAATGTTAGCAGAATATGGAGCAATTAAACTAGCAGATGATGTACATTTAACCCATTACATAGATGATACTACTGACAGACTAAAACTTTATAAGCATCTTTTAACCTTAATAAATAATAAAGGTTTGGAATTAGCGTTAAAAAGTGACATGAAAGACTCATGGGTTTGGGTTATAAAAAAATACTTAGAAAATGGCAACGTACCAGTAACAGAACAAACTATGGTAGCTTTTTTAAACGCTTATATAGAACGTGCTAGTGAAGGTGTAGAAGAAGCAAAAAAAGAAAGGAGATAGAAATGAAGGGTATAAAGAATGATAAAGAAGCTTTAATTGAAGCTTTACAACTGAAAATATATTCTCAAGGCATTAGAGATGCAATGGTAAGTGGTGTTATAGATAAAGCATTTTCAGAGTCAAAAAATAGCCGAGAGTCACGCCCATATAACGAAGGGTGGAAATTTGGAATTAAATTATGTGATGAAAAAGAGGAGATAGCGAGGAGATAGCATGGCAGATAACTTTAACCAATGGGATGGATTAAGTGAGTCAGAATTAATACCTGATTACTACCCTTGTGTAGAGTGTGGAGAAGCACGAGACATTAACCATGTATTCGTAGACACAGATAAAAAAGTTAGATGTCCGACTCACATGTTAGCTTACATAAATACAATATTATTCACAGGATAGGAGAAATTAATATGAGTGATGGAGATAGAGATTATTGGAAAGGTGTAGATTTAGGAGATGAATTTGACCAGTGTAAAGAAGAAATAAATGAAGCTATCGAAAATTTTAAACAAGGTGTTACAGATTATTTTAAAGGAGATAAAAGATTAGAGTACTCTGAAGAACGCTGTACGTATGATAAACATTACGAAGGTGGCGTAAATTTTGCAGACTTTTTGAACTCTACTCAAAGTGACATGCGTGTAGATGGGATTGATAATTAAACCATGGATAATATAGGAGAACTAAATGAATAAAGAATATATAGAACATGAAAAAGCATTTCATAAAAATCTTGAAGATTTTAAACAAGGTGTTATAGATTACTTTTTAGAAAGCCCCTCTAGTGAATCAGATAATTATTATTACAATCTAGGTAAAGAGTTTGGAGACTATTTGTATTGTACCCAAGAGGACATGATTATAGATGGGAAACACAAGAGTTTACATGGTGGATAAAAGTATAGTAGCCATACCAAGAGAGACTGTAGTTGATTGGTTATTAAATAAACATTACGCAGAAAGAGTACCACAAATTACCCACAGCTTTGGATGTTTTGTAGATGGAATACTGCAAGGAGTTATTACTTATGGTATACCACCAAGCCCAAGCCTTTGTATGGGTGTGTGTGGAGAACAATGGAAAGATAATGTTTATGAGTTAAATAGATTAGCTATGGTAGATGGACACGAAAAAGATTTAGCAAGTTACTTTGTTGCAAACAGTATGAAGTTAATGCCTAAGCCAAGCATTATAGTTAGCTACGCAGACACTAGCATGGGTCACGTTGGTTACGTATACCAAGCCACTAACTTTATATATACAGGTCTATCGGCACAACGTAATGAATGGAGAGAGATAGGAAAGAACACACATAGTAAATCTGTTGTAGAGATGTATAGCCTAGAAGAAAGACAATCAAACCCTGATAGGTTTGAACACGTGGAAAGACCACAGAAACACAGGTATATATATTTCTTAGGCAGTAAGAAAGAAGTGAAACAATTAAATAAGGATTTGAATTATGAGGTACAACCATACCCAAAAGGAGAAAGTAAAAAATATAAAAACGATAAGGAAGTAGCACAACAAATGACATTCATAGTAGCCGAGAGATGAGGTCGTTGACATCAAACAAATATAACAGTATAATAGTTACTAGAAACAATAACTATACTAATCTTTATATAATTATATATAGAATAGAATAGTAACTAGTTTCTAGTAACTTAGTATAGGAGAATCAAAATGGAACAATCATACACTTGTGATAAGTGTGACTCAGGATTATTTACTTTAGTTGACGTTGCTAGACACGTAAACTTACACCCTGAATCTTTAAGGAGAAAGGTAAGGGATAAACAAATTGAAGGCACTCAATTAACAGGTATTTATTTTACAAAACAACAAATAGAAAACATATTAAAGGAGAAAAAATAATGGAAGCACAATTATTTCCAGATATAGAAACAGGCGTACCTGTTACCATAGTACGAGTATCATCAGAAGATAGGAACGGCAACCCTTTAGTAGATAGACTGTCAGGCGACCGACAAAAAGCTATTAGTCTTTACTTACCATGGGAAGGGTTTAGGTTTAGTAAGTATGGAATAACTACATACCTACGTGAAAGCCAAGTACCCCAAGACTTAAAGTCAGGAGACACTAGGTACTGCCGAGTCATTAGGCAAAGCATTAGAACTAAAAATATGTTTACTAGAGACGGACAGCTAGATGGTAGTGAACAATGGCATTGGGATTACTCTATTGCTGAATGGGATGTTGATAAAGAGTCAACGCTACCAGTAGCACAACAGCCAGTCGCTACTCCACCATCACAGCAACCAGCAAACCAACAACCAGTACCAACTCAGTACAAGTCAAAGTCAGATGTGGAACATGATAAGCAGATGAGAATTATGAGACAGTCTACTCTAGGTTATGCTACTACTCTTACTCAACATTACATCAATACCAGAGACACAAAAAATATAATAGATGATATTTATGACTTAGCTGTTATATCTATGGAGACTGCTGACTTGTTACTTGACTATGTTATTACAGGAGAAACCCCTAAGAGTAAGGTACAGAAACAAGCCCAAGAGGCACAAGACCTTGGGGATAGTAACGATATTGACGAGGAGTGGAACTAATGCAAAAAAGAATAGAAGCTTTGGAACAATCAATTCGTTCTTTAGAAAAAGGTCAAGTAGAAATTCATGAAAGAATTGACAATAGTGATATAGGTAAAAATACTTTAGAAAGAAAAGTTGATACTTTTATAAATAAAATTGAACCAATATTTTCTAAGTTTAGGAGAAGCACATGAAACTAAGAACTTATGATGGCATACCTGTTGCTGAACTAATTGGTACAACAGTAGTTAAAAGAGTAAAAGAAAAAACACATATGTTAAGAACACCACCTTCATGGGCGTTTGATAAACAAATAATAGATGAAGCCTATGCTAATGGTGCTACAGATATACGAATAGAAGCTACTGATACTGACAAAGTATATAAAACTACTATGAAAACTTTTATGGATAAAGCAATAACTTTAGATAGAGGCTTTGGTAGACAGGTTGCTTTACTGATAAAAAATTGGACAACCACAACTCCAGAAGGACACCAAATGTCATTGTTTAAATTAGAGGAGACAGCATGAACATTAAAGAATCATATATGACTTTAAAAGAAGTTAGTGATATGTTGAAGGTATCCCCTCAAACTGCTAGAATGTACATCAAAGACAAAGGTATGCCACATCACAGAATCGGTGGCAGAGGTGACTTTAGATTTTTACAGTCTGAAGTTAATCAATGGTTTAAAGAGCAGTAGTACTATCAGGGTTAAACCACTCGTGTATGTAGCACGTAAGTGATTGGTTTTATATTTGTTCCAATCACGCTCCTTTTTTGTATGTGCCCAGTAATCTCATGAACTTTAGTGGTGGATGTTCCAATGAGTATAGTATAGAAGCATTGTCCTGAGTAAGACTGTAAACTGCTCACAATCATTTAATAGGAGATAACAATGTCACGACCCAGAGAAGATAAGGTTAATGACCTTATAAATAAACACACACAAGAACTACAAGATATTAATCAAAAGGTTTTAGATTGTAGTTGCCAAGTTGATTGCAGTTCTCATGTCTTTGCCAAACGTCAAGTTGAATTAACCCAAGAGTTAATGAATCAAATACAAAAACTATACATGGAAAGAATAGACGCAAAGATGTACACAACTGATGTTACTTCATTGTTAAGTAACATTGAGAAATTTGCAGAACATAAAGTAGAAGAAAAAATATATAAAGCAGACGTGCAACCACGCAAGTCTAAAGGATGGAAGTAATGGATAAAGTAGATACAGAAATGGTTGGTTCAGTAGTTACAGCATGGTATCCAGCAAAGGCACATGAGGATGACAACTACCAAGTAAAAATTGAAGCTAGTGGAATTACAGATAAACACGCAAACTTTAAGACTGAGTTAGATATTTCAGTTAGAGTCCCATCATCAAAGGATGGAAACTACAGATGGGAGAGAGTAGAGCATAGTGGTCAGAATTTATTGTCGTCAACACTAAAGACTACGTTTAGAAAACACATGGAAGAAAGAACTGAGATATACGGAGTGGAGTTTTATTGGGGCAACATACTACAATCGTGTGCTGATGGAATTATCAGGGCATATAGAGAAGGAGAGCCAGCATTTACAGTAGGAGAATTAACTGAATTTGTACCAAGAGATTACGCAATTAAACCTTTGTTGTTTAGAGGTGTACCTAATTTAATATGGGCTCAGGGTGGTTCAGGTAAGAGTTGGTTTGGGTTGTTGTTTTGTGTACTTGTAGATAAAGGTTTACAAGCACATGGTATCAAAGCTAAACAAGGCAGAGCATTATACTTAGACTGGGAAGAAGAACCAGACTTATTTAAACAAAGAGTTAAAGCAATACATAAAGGTTTAGGAATTAATCCAAATGAACATTCAGGTATTGTGTATAAGAAGATGAGTGGTTCATTAGCAGGTAACATTGAGAATATAGCTAAGATTGTACAAAGAGATAATATTAGTTTCTTGGTTGTGGATAGTGTTAATGCTTCATTGTCAGGCTCTCAGAATGATGATGAAACTATTAGAGAATACTTTAATTCTTTAAATGGTTTAGGGGTTACCACACTATCTATTGACCACGCTAACAAGTCAGGGGAGACTACAGGTAAGTGGCAACTGGGTGGTTCAGCTAGTAAGAAACAACGTGCCAGACAAGTATTTGAATTACGTAGACGTAGAGAACCTGGCGTTAATAGTTTAGACATTGTGTGGTATCACGAGAAAGGTAATGACTCAAGACTAGGTAACCCTAGAGCATGGAAGCTTAGTTTTCACAATACCGATTATTACAACCAACAAGATGACGAGAACCAAACAATATTAGATATGGTTACTTTTGAAACTATAGATATAGGTGACCCTGACAATCCTAACTTTCAAAGTTTAAGCACTCAGGAAATGGTTTATCAATTAGTTTTTAAGAAAGGTAGTATCAGTTCTGAGGCTATAGCTGTAGAGATAGGGACAATTAAGGATGAAACTTTTGATGTTAGCTTTATTCAGAAGATAGCTAAAGACTCATCACGATTAACATTAACTGATGATGGTATTATTAAATTACAAGGGAGTGAAACACAACAATGGAATCTGTAGTAAAAATATTAGAAGACGCACGAGAAGATGGTATGTCTGTTAGATTTATTGATGAAGATAATTTACAGGTAAATGGACCAGCAAGTGCAAAAAAATGGTTACCTATTTTAAAGGAACATAAAGAAGAAATAATAAAAATAGTTAAGAATGAATCAATACACTATGAACGCATAGAAAAAATTAAATCTAGGTTACGCAAAGGTCATACCTATTTTATGGGTGTTGATGATAAAATATTTAATATAGCTGACAAAGATGAGCTATCTTTATTAGAAGCAAGAATGTTAAAACATCTTGATACATGGTTAGAAATAGAGGCAGAAGAATTACGAGCACTATATGAATATGAAGGTTGCATATATAATAATAGCAAATGCCCACCCATTAGCAGAGTACCTGTAAGGTGTACATATTGTTATGAAAATAGTCTTGCCGAATCTTCCACCTAAAGAAGCTAACCCTAACAGTAACTCACATTACTACACACGTTCTCGTGTACGTAGAGAGCAACATGAACAGATGATTGCATACGTATTGGAACAGGGAAAACCAGACAAGCCTTTTGAAAAAGCACACATTACTATAACGTGGCGTTCTAAAGATAAAAGAAAAAGAGATATAGATAATTTATTGTCGGCTATGAAAGGTAGTATTGATGGTCTTGTAGAAGCAGATGTATTAGTAGATGACTCAGCTAAACACTTGTCCTACACCTTGTTCTATGAGTGGGGAGATGACGTTACAGAAAATGAAACTATTCTTGAAATAAAAGAATTACTCTGACTCAAGTACTTTCATACCAAGGGCGATAATGCCTCCTGTGCAGCCTGTAGCTATCTCATTCATACCATAATAAAGTCCAACTCCACTAAGCAAACCAAGAACTATAATAGCTAAAAAGATTTGGGGTCTAACTTTTCCTATCATTTTTCCTCCTGTATTATTTCGTATCCACTTTTAGTCCAACGATACCATTGTCCATCTTCTTGTTTAGTCCACTCACCAACTTCTGATTTGCTACCACCATAGTATGGTCGAGCATGACCTTCAGCAATTAACATTTCATTTAAAGAAACTTGAGAACCAAAAGGATAAAGAGAACCTAGTATTCTACCGAACTTTCCTTTGCCTTCTTTAGACGTTCGGAGTACTAGATTCCCTTTATGTTGTGTGCATAGTTCTTTGAGCCTAGCTTTAGATGCTAGTCCTAGTTTCTTTTCTACCTTGTTACGAGTTCGAGACTCGGGTGTATCAATAGCCATAAGCCTAACCCTATCACGATACTCAATTGAAAAACCCAAATCCAAAACAACATCGCACGTATCGCCATCCACCACTCTCGTAACTTTACACTTATATTCATACATTATTTCATGTCCTCAATATGAGTAATTTTGTCCATTATTTCTCGATACATATAATCAATTTGCATTTGTAATTTTTCTACTTCTGCAGCAGACCTACTGGGAGCATTTCTAAATTCTTCTAAGGCAAAAATTCTTTGAGTTAAAATAGTTATATCATTTTGTAGTAATGCTCTTTCTCCTTGACCAGCCAGTTTAACTTCTAGCTCCAATTCATTTAATCTATCTGCTACATCTTGCCTAGCTTTTGCATTTTCTGGAGAAGATATTATTGCTCCATCTGGAGTAATTAATTGTGCCAGCTGTACTCTTTGAGTCTGTACTTCTTGCTTCAATCCATCTATCTCACCCCAGATAAACCCTAGACCACTAACTGCAATAGTTAAAACAAAGCCGATAACAATTTGTGGTATTTGATTAGTATTCATAGAATTACCTTATAAATACTGGCTCTTCAACGACTCCGTCAGCCACGGAATTTACTTTGACGCTAGTGTTAATTATTAAATCGGCACTATTAATATCTCCATCGTCACCAATTCTGACGTTCTCTAAAGT